CGCAACGCCAACGTGCCCGACTGGATATGGATCGACGTATCGGCGTCATGCGCGTTGAAGGCGGCACCCGCGATGTTGTCGTTGGTCCGTACCGTGTTGGCATCGACCGTGCCAGTCCCGTTGAGGACGGGAGAGGCGAAGGTCTTGATGGCGTGAAGTGGAAGGAGGACGGCCATCGGTTACGCCTGTGGCGGGATAGGCCACGCTGGCGGATTAAACGGGTCGATCACCGTGCCCATATAATCCCGCAACTGCTGGCGGTAGGTCGCCCACTCGGCCTTTTTCGCGGTCGCCAGCGGCACATCGGAGAGCTGCGTGTAGTCGCAGGCTTGCAACTCCCCGTCACGGGTCAGCCGCAGACTGCTCAACGTAGATTGCTTGGCCTGCTCTACTTCTTCCACCGACTTGTCCGTCACCACCCACTGCTGCGTCCACACCCCATCCACCAGCACGGCGTCTGCATCCGTACGAACCTGCGTGAGCGGGTTGTACGGAGGAGGCGTGACGAGCTTGAGCTTAGAGACGCCGAACGTTGTCGCCTCTGCTGGGGTCAGTTGACTGGCTCGGACGGTGTTGTTCTCGTCCCACACCGTTGGCTCACCGTTATCAATGACATGACGGAGAAAGGTCGTTCCGCTGGCTTGGACGTATCTCATGCCTTCTCCTTCAATTTAGCGGCCTCTCGGCGCTCAATGGCACGGGCAACCCCTTCCGCATACGCGATGGGGTCGTCGATCTGTGCCAGCAACGCTGCCATAGTTCTTTCTACCTGCGCCATTGTGCCGACAGTATCAGCAAGACGGTTCTCAAGGTTTGTCCGATACTCGCACTCGGGCAGGTCTTTGAGGATGTACTCAAAGTTGATGCGGTCAAAGTCGTAGTGAAAATACTCCACCTCGCGCCCGTAGATCGCGTCCGCGAGGGTGTCGTATTTGTATGAGGGGGGGAGCTGTGAGTAGATCATTGATGTCTGTTGGTTAAATCGGAGAGAAGGCTACGCCATATCCTTGACCAACGGGTAGTGTTGCAGGCTGGGTATATCTTACCCCAAACCCTGCACTACTCCATGGGTATACACTGACAACGGGATTACTAGCGTGAGCAACAGCTAATTCTGTTCCGTTTGGGGAGAAGGCTACGCCACCGGCAACATTAGGGGGCAATATTGCAGGGTCAGCAAACTTTGTTCCAAACCCTGCACTACTCCACGGGTATACACTGACATAAGGGCTGCTGTTCTGGGCAACAGCCAGTGCTGTTCCGTCCGGAGAGAAGGCTACACCATTGCCTTGAAAGGAAGGCGTTGTCGCAGGGTCAGCAAACTTCGTTCCAAAGCCTGACGCACTCCACGGATATGCAGTGACATAAGGGGCATTAAAGTGACCGATAGCTATTTCTGTTCCTGCTGGAGAAAAAGCTACGCCATTCCCTTGCTGAGCAGGCAACGTTGCAGGGTTAGCGAACTTCGTTCCAAACCCTGACCCACTCCACGGATATGCAGTGATAAATGGGGTGGTACTGTGAGTAATAGCCAACTCTGTCCCGGCTGGAGAAAAGGCTGGAGTACGCCCAATACCAGCAGGCAACGTTGCAGGGTTAGCGAACTTTGTTCCAAACCCTGACCCACTCCACGGGTATGCAGTGATAAATGGGGAAATTTCGTGGGCGACAGCCAATGCCGTCCCTGCTGGAGAAAATGCTACGCCATTCCCTTGACCAGTAGGTAGTGTTGCAGGGTTGGTAAACTTCGTTCCAAAGCCTGACGCACTCCACGGATATGCAGTGACATAAGGGCTGGTAGTGTGAGCAACAGCTATTTCTGTTCCTGCTGGCGAAAATGCTACGCCATTGCCGGTACCGGTAGGTAGTGTTGCAGGGTCAGCAAACTTCGTTCCAAAGCCTGACGCACTCCACGGATATGCAGTGATAAATGGGGTGATACCGCTAGCAACAGCCAGAGAGCGCGGCGGGTTTACTGGGGTAGCAAGCCAGCAGAGCCACTTCGTAGCCGCTACTTTTAACGCCGTCAGCACATTGCCAACAGGAACGCTCTGGGTGCCTGTTGTGAGCAGGGTGCTTCGTAGCGTATCGGTCGTGATCGCAACGCTCAACGCCCGTGCCCCAGTTTCGTTCACGAACACCAGCACGGTGCCGATGGTGTAGGCGACGCTGGAGTTTGCGGGGATCGTGAATACCCGTGCCGCCGTATCCGACGCTGGGTGGAATATCTGATACCCTGCGTCCCCAAGGACGAGGGTGTAGTCTACGGATTTTATGAGCTGCGGATAGTTGACAACCGACGCCGAGCTAGTCCCAACGACGGCTTCCCCATTTGCGCGGATATAGCTCACGCAATACACCGTCGTCCCATCGCTTTCGTACACCGCTCGGTCGTTTGCTGCGGTGGTGATATTCGCCGCACTCGGCAAGTTGTTCGTTGTGGCGTTGTGCGTGAGGACCAAGATGCCGTCAAAGATGACCGTGCGGGGGCCACGGGTCAGCGTGACCGCCGTGATCGTTGTCGTGCCCGTGATGTGGACACGGTTGCCCGTGGCGGTGTTCAAGTTGATGGTCGCGGCGGAAGCAATGGATGTGCCAGTGGCCCACTCTTGCGCAGCGGTAAACGTGTTCGCGCCAAGAACCGCATTGCCGCCAGCCGTTAGCCCCGCCGCTGTTCCGGTCAGCCCCGTCCCCGCTCCCGTGAAGGCGTCAGCGCCAATATCAATCGCGCCAAACCCCGACGAGATTGAGCCAGCGTTTAGGGCACCAACGCTGGTCAGACTCGACGCCAACACGTTGCTGGCAAGGGTTGCGCCCGTTAACGCTGACGCATCAGCAACAGCGGTAATCGTAATGTCGGCGCTACCGTTAAACGCTACGCCGTTGATGTTGCGCGAGGTTTGCAACGTCGTTGCGGTGCTGGCGTTGCCCGTTACTGCACCAGTGACGTTACCAGACACACCACCCGTTGCGGTGATAAGCCCCGTGACGCCAAGTGTGCCCGTAACACTCACGTTGCCCGCAACAGTCCCGCCAGCAGACGGCAGATAGGCAATCTCCTCCCACGCTGCGCCCGTATCAAACCACAGCTTGACACTTCCCGTGTCGGTGGTCATCCACTTCCGTCCAGCCGTCCCCGCCGCAGGACGAGCGGCTAACAGCGACGACTGCACATGGATGCCACTGTCGATGTCGTGATCGACGTAGGCACTGCGGGTGGTGTTGTCGTTGCTGAGGACGACCGTTGCGTTGAGTAGGTCGCCATTGACCGGACTGGTAAAGGCGGCAACGCCATGCTGACCGATTGTTTGCGCCACTAGCGCCTCCCAAGGGCAAAAGTTTCTAGCTGGAAACGACCAAAGACAGGAATCGTTTGGCCTGCGTCGATGATAGACACGTCGATGTAATACCCCGTGCCGCTCATCTGCACACGGTAATTGCTGCTATTGGCGCTTCCCCACAGCCCGTATCCCCAGATGCCAGTGCCCCATCTGCTTGAGACAAAGGTGGTCGGCAGCGTATAGGTGTCCGTGGTGGAGTCTGTCACCCACTTGATGATGGTTGACGAAGAACTATCCAGCGATGCCGTGATGTAGCCAAAACGAAGCGACTTTGACAGCGCATCATCTCCGCAGTACATCCGGTGCATCTGGATGGTCATGGTATACGGAGTCCCACCCGTGCCATCAGACAGTTGGTTATCAACGACCACGCCCGTCTCATCGCAGGTTGTGACATACCCATCCTCATCACCCCGAAGCAAGGCAGGCAGTCCATCCGAATCAATGCTATCAAACAAGGTGGTCGTGGCAGGGTCCAAGAACCCAGACTCCCACGGACCAGACCATGCCCGTAGCACGGTGTGATAGACGTACACGCCATACGCGGGCACGTTGATCCACAACTCACGGGTTGCACGGTTAAACGTTGCGCTGATATTTGCCACCTGTGCCGAGGTCAGATTCCGAATGACTGGCAAGAGGGGGTCAGGCGTTTCTACCGTACCGACTGCCGACACTTCTGATTCGTTGCAGGAGTACAGCCCCCGCTCAGACACGAAGAACCCCAGATTGCCAATGCTGACAATGGATCGTGGAGCAATGGTGCCAACGTCTGCGGTCAAACCTTGCGGGGCGACGGTGATGTCGTCCTGCCCGTAGCCTGTCAAACGGCTAATGCCGCGACGATGGAAGATCAACAGCGAGGTGTTGATTGACGCAAGCCCGACAACCGTTTCATCGGAGAAGGTGCGGACGATGATCTGCCCACCACCCGCTGACCCGTTGGCAAACGTGTCGCCGTTGTTCAGCGCCGAATAGAAAATAGAATCGGGGAACGTTGCATTGCCGCATCCCCACAGCCGCTGGTTATGGACCGCAAGATTGGTGACCGCAAGCGTCCCAACAATGTTGGTCGTCAGCGCGGTGCCGTTCCACACGTTGAGGAGGCCACCGTCAGCAATGTAGACCACATCTGCCGTGGCATCACGGAATTGCACAAAGGACGGAGTGACCGTCGTAGACAACGCGCCAGCTTGAGCGGTCCATGTCCACGGGTAGGTAGACAAATAGGTGGACGTATGCAGCAGCCCGTTGCAGACAATCATCAACTCTTGCGTCCCACCATCCTTCCGCCATGTGTATCCATTCAGGATACTGGCCGCAGCAATGGGAGAGGCGGTCGTCCGCTTCGTCCCACCCCGCTTCGTGACGGCCCCATAGTCTGTCAGCCGCGCATTGTCCGCCCTCCGCATCTGGTTGGGCAGCACGCTCGCATCATCCGACACGCTATTCAGCCCCCCATCAAACTTGGGCTGCTGGTCTACGACCTTCTCACGGCCTGCCATTAACCGCCACTCCAGTCATACTTCACATCTGGATAGGCCATCATCGTCGGGTTGATCGTCATGCGACGAATGTCGTCGAGGAGCGACTTGCGGTCATCGTCGGCCATCGCCTTCAGGTTGGCTGCTGCCGCCGCTTCCGTGCCACCCTTGAGGAGGAGGAGAGCAGCCGCCTGCCACACCAACACCAGATGCGCGTTGGCAGGATAGTCAATGATACTGGCGTCACCTACCAGATCAGCAATAGCCGTGGGCTTGTAGTTCACGCCGACATACAACCCCAGCGCCGATGCCACGGGCAACGCCTGTACCGCCTGCCCCGCGATGTAATACAGGCGGGGGTAGGTCGGCAGGTAGTTGCTCGTCGTCGCTAGCGGCACATCTTGATACCGTGTCTGCCCGTACAGCACGTTGCCGTCGCTGACGGACAGCATACGGTAGAAGTTCTGCTGCGTATCGCCAGACCCGCTATCCAGCGTGGTAAACGCAAACTGGCCGTTGACATCCGTGCTGACCTGACGAATCGCAAACCGATAGTATGGCGCAGCGTTCAGGATGTTGGACCACTCGCTGTCAAAGACGTTGTTCAGCACCAGCTTAATCGTGGCGTCTGACCACCGTGTCGAGCCAACCGCATCCATGTATTCGCGGGTGTCCAGTACCAACTGACCGAGGGTGACCGTTGCCATTGTTCTCCTTAGCTGACTTTACGAGGGCGTCCACGGCCACGGCGCATGGTAGACGGATCGGCACTATCCAGCACTTCTCCAATGGCGCTGTCCATCGCCGCAGACATCATCCCCGTGTTGTAGTTCTCCACGGAGTCGGTCAACCGCTGGATGTCTTCTCGCGGGAAGGTGCGAATCATCTTGCTTAAATATGACGGGGCTTCGTCGGGGCTACATCCCAGCGGCAGATAGCCAATGATGTCATAGGCCATTCGTGCGTCGTAGCTCTCGCGCTGCACCCACTCCCATCGGCGGTCATCGGGTTGCCACTCCATGCACACAGACCATGTAGGCACTCCTGTGTCCATAAGCCGCAACTTCAGTCCGCTATGCACCTCCCGAAGCCGCCGCTGAATCTCAGGCGACGGCTCGGGGATGCCCGCAGGATTCACCAGAATCACGGGCTTGTTCATGCTACTCTTGCACCAGCAGTTCGATGTTGACCGTGATGTCGTCGGGCTGC